ATTATAATTGCCATTTGATATTATAAATCCATTTGTTGTAATTTCAGCACCATTCCAATTACCATTAATAGTTTTGACGCTACCGTCTGAATAATTATTCCATTCAATACCTTTTATACCACTATAAACAGTAGTTACCATACTTCGATATGATCCATTATTAGAATATAATGTAACCATTTTAGGTGTAAATCCTAAATCAATAAATCTATTATCAGCACCATTGCCTACATATGTCCCACTTATTCCACCAGACTCGGTTGGATTTTGAAGTATGAAATAAGTTCCATCATAAATCAAAGTGTAAAGCCCTCCAGATTGAATGTTCCCGTCTGTTAAATCAGCAATTCCTTGACGAGTTAGTTTTTTTATAGTTTTTACTGATCCATTTATACTTAATGACGATGATCCAGAATTAGTAACATCAGCTTTCATTCTTATCGTTAAACCACTATATACACCAAAATTATAAATCATCTCATTCGATAAATTTAAGCTATAAGAGTCAGTCCCAGTATTATTAGCTTGATAGCATTCATCTCTTTTTGATGGATTTAATAATATAAAGTATGCCCCATCATATATTACTTTGTAAAGTCTTCCTATTGAAATATCACCATAAAATATACTTATCAAGTTTCCTTCGATTTCCTTTTTTATAGTTTTAGCACCTAATCCATTTATATTAAGTGTCGAGTTTCCTGTGTTGGTTGCATTTGCTATAAATGTCAAGCATACATTGACATCATAGTTATATTTTGAATTAGTTAGCGTCAAGCTATAATTATTACTAGAATTATTCGTAGTACCATGTTTATTGCTTAAAAACTCTAATTCATTAGATATGTTATTTAGATTTACAGCATTAATATCTGGAGATACGTCATTAGTAAATACAGTTTTACTAAAACTCATGTCACATCCTCCTTAAAAAGCACTATAGTATGTTGTAGTCCCAGAATTGTTAAACTCTCCACCATATGTTATAGTGAATCCATTTGTTGTAATTGAAGCTCCATTTGAATTGTTATACAACGTACTTATAATACCACCAGATGTAGTATCTAGTTTTAACCCATATAAAGCATTATTTATAGTTATTGTCATTACTTTATAAGTACCTCTGTCTATCCATAAAATAACCATCTTTGGTGTAAATCCTAAATTTATAAATCTATCATTAGTATTATCTCCTGTAAAACTACCAGTAATACCAAACTGTTGAGTTGGATTTTGTAATTGAAAATATGTTCCATCGTAAATCAAAGTATAAAGTCCACCAGCTTGGATATCTCCATCAGTTAAGTCAACAACTCCAGATCTAGTAACTTTTTTTATAGTTTTAGCAGTACCACTATTTACACTTAATGTTGCTGAACCAGAATTGCTAACATCAGCTTTCATCCTTACAGTTAAACCACTATATACGCCAAAATTATATATCATTTCATTGCTTAAACTTATAGCATAGCTATCATTATTATTAGAACTAGCTTGGTAATATTCATCTCTTCGGCTTGGATTTAATAATACGAAATAAGTACCATCATATATAACAATATAAGACCTATTTATTGCAATGTCGCCATAAAAAATATCTATTAGACTTCCTTCAATTTCTTTTTTTATAGTTTTAGCACCTAAAGAATTTACATTTAATGTAGACCCACCAGTATTAGTTGCGTTTGATGTAAATGTTAGTGGAATACCTACATCATAGTTATATTTTGAGTTAGTCAATGTTAAACTATAATTATTTCCAGAATTACTTGTAGTACCAATATTGTTGCTTAAAAATTCTAATCCATCACTAATATTATTTAAATTAACATTATTAATAGGTGGTGTAGAACCATTAACGAATGTAGTTTTAGTAAAACCCATTTATATCAACCCCTTTCTAATTTATCAATTCTCTTTATGGCTAATTCTTCGCTAGATGTCTTTAAATGCGACCATAATATTCTAGATATCAAAGTACCACTATCTTTAGTAATACTAGCCGTACTACCTCCAAAAATCCCAATCTCCTCTATCTGACCATTAGACTCTGTTGATAAAACTGAAAACTCAGTTGTTATCTCGTTATATGCAGTTTGAGTTCTTGTTGCATAAGGAGTCCTAAACACTTCATTGTATAAAACACTATCAGTATTTGAAACTGGAGTGCTACTACTTCCAAAAGCAATATACTTTATTTCTAAGTCATTAGTATTTCCTAAAAAAGATCCGATCATTTGACTTAGAACAGTATTCATTACTCTATTTTTCTTAGATTCTTTCAATAAACCATTAATATATATATCAAAATATCCATATTCATTACATTGTTCAATCATATAATATACCTCTCTTATTATAGAATAGTCTTATTTAACGTCTGCTTGCCCATATTCGAGTTTAAATGCTAAAATCGTATAATTACACCTATAAATGTTTAATTGTCTTAAATAACGTTTTAAATCATTTTATCAATCAAATAAGTTAATAGTATCTATTAGAGTTCCAGGATATAAATTATCAGCTGGATATAAGTCTTCTGCTGGAAACAAAGAATTAAATAATTGAATATCTAAAGTACAACTTGAATTATTTTGTTCATTAAGATTAACTAATCTTATTAATACTTCATTTTCAGATATAGTAAATTTTTTATTTCCATCAAGTATTTTCTTAAAGAATTGTTCCCAACCACCAATACTTGCACCATCCAAACACGATACACTATATTCTAAATACTCTGAATCTATAGGAGATATAGATATATCTTCTATTAAGAATGTGGATGAATTAATATTAAATAATGGCTTATCTATAATTAACAGTTGACCAACTTTTAATCCAACTTGTTCTGTAACAAACGATATTTTATCTTCAATTTCACCATACTTTACTAATAAACTATTTCCATAATCTATTGCTTGCAATTTTTCATCTAAGAAACTTTCTTCGGTTAATTTCTCATATATTCCACTAGTTCCTGTTTCGATAATGGCTCTATTAGACATCTCAACACTATTATCAATAACTACAAATAAATTTCTCAATCCTGTATAAGTTATAGCTATAATATCTGTAGCTAATAATGCTGTTTGTGCAGAATCTTGAGATACTATATTAGAATCAAAAGTAAAATACCACTTCTTACCTTGATCTAATCCATTAACACCAATATCATCTGTTGATACTTCAACATTATTAATAAAAATTCTTGGTTTTTTAGCTATAGGATATCTAACTATATAACTTTTAACCTTTCCATCTGGAGTTGGTGAAGGTTTTTCCAATGATTGTTCATCTGTCTTACATCTACTACCTCTAACAAATTGTCTATTTCTATAAGTTTTCATATCATTTGTTTGATTAAAATTGTAATGTGGGATAGATGCAGATAATTCGAATGGTGCTATATAAGTAGATCTTTCAAAAAAATTGAGTTTCTTAGTTTCATCTATGTACCATATATAAGAAGTCAAGTCTGATAACTGGTTTAAAGCATCACTTACTTTTATATAATTAAATATTGCTTTCTTAATTACTAATTCACATTCAATATTTCCAGCTGTAACGCCCTCTTCTGCTAATATTGGTAATATTTTATTTGTAATAATATCTTCACACTTTTCATTTTCGGCAAAATCAGCTATTATTCTTTTATCAGCCAATGCAGAATTATCTACACAATTTAACTGATAATATATGTAATAAGGTATTGGTTCAAACTTAGTTATACTATTAATAATGCCACTAAATATAATATCAGTACCTTTAATAATCTCAATACTATTACCATTAGATATTGTTGCATTAAGTTTGTTTGAAACTGTTATGTTTAAAGTAGATCTTGAATTCAATTTCGATGATATTGACCAACTTTTCTCACAATAAACTAATTCATCACCAATATATATATTATTTATACTCAATTATTATCACATCCTTAATATGGTATTATACAATCAATATGGCTACTACGCTCAAACGCAGTGATATCAGGCATACTGTTGAGCATCTACAGACAATCTGTATAAATAGTCATGTGCTTATAGGTATGTTTGTATAACTTGTCTGTAAATGCTTCATATTTTATAGTTTATACTTTTAGACATTAAAAATAGGCAAGAACCTATTTTAATAGGAACTTACCCCTAAATTATTCAATCTTGAAACTAATACTTGACCTATTCTATCTGCATCCCTATCATTCATAATGGTATTACCAGTTACATTGACTGTTACACCACTTGATTGTTGTCTTCTAGATTGTAAATCTGTAGGTATAGCTTTTGCAGTTATTGTTTGAGATGTATTACTACCTAAAGCAACTACTTGTTGTATACCAGTTGATTGACCAGTTATAGCAGAAACCGACCTTACAGATTCTAAAAGACTATTGATCTGAGATTTAATAGGTGCTTCCATTAACTTCAAACCTTCTAAAAGTCTTTCGCCAAAAGATTTACCTTGATTTAACCAATCTGGATTGTATGAATTTAAAAGTTTAATAATATCATCTTGACTATTATTAATCATCAAATATTGAGCTTCCATTTGAAGATTTTCTTGTTTTAATAACTCTTCCCATTTAGAAGCAGATGCTTCCTTTCTTTGGTCAGCTTTTTGTAAGTTTAATTCAAGTAATCTTTCTTCTTGTTGCTTTCTGTTTTCATATTCTAAATCAAACTGCTCTTTTCTAATTTTAGCATTGGCTTCGATATCTTTTATTGATGCTTCCAAACTAGCTATTCTTAAAGTTCTTTCTTCTAAAACCTTTTCTCTTTGAATCTCAGATAATGTATCATCCAATTCTTGTTGCTTTTTAATCTTTTCGTCTGAATCTTTAGCTTCATCAACTTCTTTAGTCAATTTAGCAATTTTATCAGCATTAGACTTTTGTTTAGATGCACGTTCCTCTTCTTTGGTTAAATGGTTAATGCCATCAATTTCAACTTGTTTAGCAGTAATGCTATCTTTAGTTTGTTGGTCTAAATATTGGATTGATTCATCATATATGCTTTTGTAAACTTTCATGTTTTCTTCGGATTGTTTTTTAAGATTACTTATTGATTCATCTAACCTTTTATTTTCAAGATCTCTTTCTTTTTCATACCTGTTCTTTAAAGCATTAATGATAGCATTACCCATGTCATTCATCTCATCTTTAAAGTCATCGATGTACTTTTTCTCAGCTTCTTCTTTAGCCTTGATTGATTCTTTTATTTTATTTAAGTATGTTTTTTGATTATTTATAGACTCTTCTTGAGCATTGCGTTCCTCAGTTATCAAGTAATCATTAATATCTTTTTCAGCTTTAATCTTATCTTCATTTGTATCAGCTTTATCTCTAGCTTTAACCAACTCTGAATATCTAGCATCTTTTTCTTGTTGAGCATATATAGCTTTAGTTTCTTCGTATTGTCTTTCAAGCAATTCAATTTGTTCATCAATACTATCTTCGGTCATATTAATAATGTCATTTGATATTTGTTCAATCGAATATAGTGCCATACCTGAGCTTTCTTGAACTCCAATAGCCAAACCTTCAACTATATTTTCACCATATTTAGTAAATACTTTAGATGGTGATGCTATTCCAAGAAGTCTTTTAAAAGTGCCTCCAATTGCATTGCCTATATTAGTTATAGCATCTTTAACAAATTGTATGGCTCCATTAATACCTTTGGATATACCACTAACAACTGAACTTCCCCATCCAGAAGCCTTTTCGATTAAAGAAGTGAATACATCTGTTATAGTATTTATTATTCCATTAAATGCTGTTTTAATGTTATCCCAAGCACCAGAAGCAAAATTACCAATGCTAGTAAATGCATCACTTATAAAATTTTTTATATTATTAAAGTTATTTTTTATTATACCCCAAAGAGTTCCTGCTAATTTACCAATACCATTGAATACATCTCCTACAAAATTTTTAATATTATTAAAGTGCTTTTGTATTTGAGTCCAAAGTATTCCAGCCCATTTAGTTATAGTGTCCCAATTTTTCCACAACAAAACACCTATCGCTACAAGTACTCCGATTGCTATAGCTACTAAAGCTATTGGATTCGCACTCATAGCAAGATTTAATAACCATTGTGCTACTGTTAAACCTTCTGTAGCTAAAGTGAATGCTACCCATGCTTTTTTTGCCGCAGTGATAGCAGTAGTGACACCAGTTATAAGTGTTTGAATACCCATCGCTACTTTATAAGCAATTAATGCAGCTGTTACACCTGCTATTACAGGTTCTAATTTTTCAAATTCATCAGATAAATCTTTTAATCCATCTATTACATCTTCAGCAACATCTATAGCTTTATTAAAAGCAACTTCCAATGCATCCATTGCAGTTTCAACAACTTTTTTAATGATTGGCATGTATTTATCAAAGTCATCTTTGATTTGCTTAACTAGCGGTGCCAAATGATCTTTAATAACGTTTTTTACTTTGTTAAATGCAGTTTCTGATTTATCCATTGCATCTTTGATAGCTTCTTTTATTGCTGGCATCTTTGGAGTTATCCAATCATAAAAATCTTTTAATGCAGGCAATACATAAGTACTCAGAACGCCCCATACTTTGTTAAATGCAGTTTCTGATTTATCCATAGCCGTATTAATGATTGCTTGTATGGTAGGCATGTGAGCCGTTATCCAATCTCTAAACTCAGCTAACTTTGGAGCTACTTTTTCTTGGATTACTTGAAATATGCCAACTTCAAAACTTCTTTTAATAGATTTAATTGTTGTAGCTAAACTATCTAATTTCTTTTCATTTAGTTTATCCATTGCAGTACCTGCTATACCTAATTGATAATTAGTGTCGCCCATTGCTTTTACTACTTTTGGACCAAGATCTTCCCACGTAGTTCCAAATAATTGTACTCCAACTGCATTTTGAGCAACTGGATCTTTCATCTCACCGAGTTTTTGCATAACAATCATAAACGAATTTTTAGCAGATTCTCCACCTTTGGCAAAACTTTGAGCCATATCATCAGCTGATAAACCTAAAGCACTCATACCTTCTGCTGTGCTTTTAGAACCAGACTTTGATAATATAGTGAATTCTTTCATGGCATCGCCAATCTTGTCAATACTCCATGCTCCAGCATCCATACCAGACTTTAATATCTGAAACATTTCTTCTGCACTAAATCCCATTAATTTAAATTGTGGTGAATATTCATTAATTGAATCTACTAAGTCGCCATTCTTATCTAAACCGTTTTGCATACCTAATGTTAATAATCCAAATGATTCATTAGATGTAGTCCCGAATTGCTTCATCATCATATCCACTGCTCTAATGGATTCATTAGTATCTATACCGAAAGCATCTTTTAATAGTAATGCATTCTCGGTCATGCTCTTTATTACATCTACGTCTTGATATCCATATTGTACTATAGTAGCCATAGTTGTAGATACATCTTGCATCGATTCGCCAAAACCCATAGTATATATGTCTAACATTGCACCTTTTAAATTATTTAATTGATCTCCACTTGCAGTTGTGGTTTTTTCAAAACTTTTCAAAGCATCATTTATACCTATTACATTAGGTATTCCACCAGATAATGAATTTAATAGATTCTTACCTAATGTCAATAATGAACTCGATGTTTTCATAGCTGTTTCGCCAATTAGTTTCATAGCACCACTAAAGGTAGAAGTAACGCTTGATGAATTCTTTAATTCTTTATTAACTTCGGAAGTATTTTTTTCAAGTTTATCAAACGATCCAGATGTTTGTTTAGATTCTTTTTCTATTGTTTGCAAATCTTTTATTATTGAAGTATCTTTTAAGGCAACTTCACCAAATAACTTGAATATTTCCATTGACTTATCACCTCTTTTGGTCAATGTTTTTGATTTTATTAACTTTATCTAACAAATCATTCTTAGACTTTGTATTCATTGGCTTTAATTTTTCTTTAGGTTTCGATTGATTTAATCCAGCTTTCCATTCTTCGAATGATTTGAAATTATCCTTTTCCATTCTATCTACCATCTTTAAATAGAATTCCCATAAATTTTTCTCGCCATCTTCATCAAATGCCTTTACGAGCATTTTGAAAGCAAAGTTGAAAGGCATCTTACCTAAATGATTTAGGTTATACCTACTTAACTTCATATATATAGTAGGATAATCTACTTGCTTTCTGATGTAAAAAAACTTTTAATATCTTTACTATTCATAATTTCCATTATTACATCTTTAATCTCTAATATGTTCATTTTCTTAACGTCTTCAACGCTTTTTTCCATCATATTTGCAATCAATTGATTAACTTCTTTTCGTGCTTTATATAGTTTCTTAAAGAAAGTTAATACTATCTTAGTACCATACTTTTGTTGAATACTATCAAGTTCATTCTTGCTTACTATCTTTCTATCTTGTTTGAAATCTGGCAATTCAAAGTCCATCTTGTCCATAATTTCACTGATTAAGTACATGTCATCAACTATTAAACTTCTCATAAATATCTCTCCTTAAATAAATAATATTTATATTTATATATCTATCATCATATATAGTGTTCTTTGATGTCTAGATGGGTATTAAAGCTCTTTAACCATTTTTAAGGTCTAATTATACATTAAAATATTGAATCGCTTTAAACAGCCTTAAATCGTTTAGTTATATATTTACAAGCATTACTAATATTTTAAATACTATAAACATCATATAGGTCTATTTAACGTTTCCTTGGCTATATAGGCATTATTAATATATAGTGGTACAATTATACCTTTTACACTAATAAAGCCTTATATAGCCTTAGAAACATCAATCAACACATATTAAGCAGTTGTAAAGTTGAAAGCATTAGTTGTAGCTATAGCATTGTTGTTAATATCTTTTACATTAGTAGTTACTATTACAACATGCGCTGTTGATCCAGCCATATTACTACTTGGATTCAATGTAACAATTGTTTGTCCAGCATTATAAGTAATAGCATTAGCAACTAAAGTTCCATCTGCTTTCATTAATATAATGTTAGATGAATTAATTGTTGATGTTTTGATAGCTTCACTAAATGTCAATACTACATCAGCATCAACAGCAACTCCAGTAGCTCCATCAAGTGGAGTGCATGCAACTGTAGGTGATGTAGTATCTGGAGTCAATTTAGGGAATCTAATTTCATATGGTACAACTCTTAAATCTGATGAATCATAATGTCCAGTAAATACTACTTCTGGTACGATTTCACTCTTGTCCTCGATAGCAAATTCAATTTTACCATCTCCTAAAGCATTCTTTAATACAATAACAATATCTTCACCGTTTAAGTTTTCCCCAACGAATGCAACATTTGTTAAGTAATCTCCAGTAACAATATCTACATTTTCAGTAACTGTATCATAGTTTGGATTAGTAGTTGTAACTGTCATTCCTGCAAAGAATTTAGAATAATTATCAGTATCAAGTTCCATTGCTTTAATTTTCATGGATGGTTGTATCTTTGACTTTCTTCTCATGCCTTTAACCATACCATAAGTTCCATCTTGACCAACTTCTCTAATTTCTCTGTCTACACTAAAAGTACTTCCACCTCTAGTTGCTCCAATTAAAGTTTCTGATACTTCTCCATAATTAAAATAAATTGCTCCAGCTCCTAAGAATACGCAATCTTGATTAGCTGATGGTGTATATGCTGTACTACTCATTAATAATCACTCTCCATTTCATTTATTTGAATCGTTTTAATACTTTTAAGCAATTAAATATGATTTATTGTCATATTATAGCTTAAAATAGAATAATTCGTTATATACCCTTTAAAACGCTAAATAAAGGTATATGACTTATGCTATTGTCTTATCGCTATATATAAAGTTGATACGGATACGTTTTCTAATTATGTTCTCATCTGGATCTTGTATAGATAATGTATCTATACTATTCATTTTCATACATATATATTCATCTGAATATCGATAATCTTTAAAGTCTTTCAATATAGAATCTCTAATATTATCTATGTTAACACTATCAAATCCTATGTCCCAAATATCTATTTCAACATAATTATTGATTAAATAACCCTCATGTCTAATTGTTTGAATGCTAACATTATATACACAGTATGGGAATACTGCTTGAGATGGTGCTTTGTATTCAAAAGTTGTACAATAAGTACTTAACTTGTTATATAATACTATCTTAAATTTATTTAGTGAAATATATATCACCTTCTAAAGTTTCATTTTATCATTTATTAATCTTTCTATATCTTTAATACTAGATATGAATCCAGTATTTAGATGTGGTTGTGCTGGTTGTTTAGATGTACCGAACTCTACAAAATAAGCATAATCTACATTAGTACCTATCAATACTTTATCTTCGGATTCTATAACTCTATGGTTATATGAATTTCTCAAATTACCTGTGTCTACTGGGCATCTTAATTTAGTTTGACCTTCAATTATCATGCCAGCTTCTTTTAATATTGCTTTTTTATTATTAGATATACTATCAATTACTAATTTAAAGTTATTATCATATTTCATCAGCTATCAACTCCATCTTGTAATAGATATACTTCCATGTGATGGTTGAAAACAGTATCTACAAATAATATTCTAAATACTTTATTGTTAAAGTAAACTCTATGAGTATTATTTATATCCTTTCCAACCTCACACATTAATATATGAGATGCATTTATAGCCACCTTATTAGCCTTTATTTGCTCTGAACCACTCATTAAGTCAATATAACCTTTTATGCTTAAATGAGTTGTCCAAGCACTAGTATAACCACCGAAGTTATTAGATACTTGGGTATTCTTTTGTATAGTAATTGTTTGAGTCAAATAATCATTATACATCGTATATCCTCCGATATTTTAACAATACTTGAGTTATACTATTAGGAAATCCAGAGATATATTGACCATTCTCACTACCATAACTAACCGAATATCTTGAGAATGATTCACTCTTTACTCCAAACTTATTAGCTAAATTGAATCCAATCATATTACTTATGCATAATTTGATGTCTTTAGGTACATTACACATAGATAGTTTGATATAGTTACTTGCAGTTTCAGTAGTTAAAGCATCTGTTATAGTTAATCTATCGCTTGCTACCGTTGATACTGTCACGAATCTATTATTATAAATACTATTTTGAATTCTATATATACCATTAACGAATCCTTTTTCAATAAACTTACTATTAGAATCTGATATATATACTGTACTAAAAGATATTGTATTAGATTCATAACTTATATAATCTGATTCAAAGTAATTCTTTAAGAAATTAAATACTAAATCTTCTACTAAATCAATTTGAAGTGATAATAAAGAATCTTTGGAACTATCTGTTATTCCTAACAACAACTTCAAATCGGTTAAAGAAAGTATCATATTATCACCTCATTTATTTAATATATTCATAGTTTGGAATATTATTCATATAACTACTATATCCATTTGAATGTTACTCAAGTGACTTTTGTCACATTCACATTTAAGCTATTAGTGAGTTTGAAGCATTTTGAGTTGAAAGTCCATTTTGAATGTTACATAACCAGTATTAAATATAAGTTTGAGTAACATATTACATTCCATAAGGATTTTTAAACTCATCTGGAATAATTGCTAACATTTCTGATTCTGTTGCAAAAAGTAATAGTTCTGGTTGTCCTGTTGCAATCTCTTCACCCTGATTTACGAATCCATAATGCCATACATCAATTCGATTTGTTGCAACCCAATACGTGTCAGTTTCTGCTGTAATTTGAAACATGTTATCACCCCTCTATACTTTAGTTATTCCTGTAATACTCCACCCACGACCTGTAAGCGTTGTTACTGCTGTATCCGATGTTGATGATCTTGTTTTTCCTGTTGCTGTAAATGTTCCGTTATTTTTTGTTGTTGATGCATAATTTATAAGTGTTTGATCCATATCGTTTGTTGTTAATCCTGTGTTTGATAAAATTGTTATTGTTGGTATTCCAGCGTCAACAGGTGTATATATTCCTGTTACAAGTGTACAATTACTCAATCTTAAAGAATTAGTTATTTTACCTTGCAGATCTGCTAAACTACCTGTTACAAGTGTACAATTACTCAAGTCTAAATAATTAGTTAATTTACCTTGCAGATCTGCTAAACTACCTGTTACAAGTGTGCAATTATATAAACTTAAGTAGTTAGTTATTTTACCTTGCAGATCTGCTAAACTACCTGTTATTTGGGTGCAATTATATAAACTTAAGTAGTTAGTTAATTTACCTTGCAGATCTGCTAAACTACCTGTTATTTGGGTACAATTATATAAAATTAAGTAGTTAGTTATTTTACCTTGCAGATCTGCTAAACTACCTGTTATTTGGGTGCAATTACTCAAGTTTAAATAGTAAGTTAATTTACCTTGCAGATCTGCTAAACTACCTGTTACAAGTGTGCAATTACTCAAGTTTAAATAGTAAGTTAATTTACCTTGCAGGTCTTTTAATTTTCCTATATATCTTGAATCTGTTGCGTTATCATTAACTTGTACAGTACTACCATTAATTTTTTTAGCATAAAGTTTAACAGTTTCATCGCTAGCCAATGTGAACGCAGGTCTATTTGTAAAGCTAACTCGACCATCTGGAAATACCCATTTTACAAAACATCCAGTGACCGAAAAATCAAAAAGTCCAGCATCACAAGGAAATAAAATAGGTTTTAATTTACTTAAATTTTTATTTAAAGCTGGATTAATCAAAGCAACATCCCCTCTATCACAACGTCAAAGCGTTCGCCACTTTGTGGAGTATACCCGCCTGCGTCTTGCAGAGTAAAATAAATTATAGTACTTGCAGTTGCTAATTTCCCTATCCATTGCCCCGAGTCACTTACACATCTATGATTTAAGGCTGTTTGATATCCATTAGTGCAAGGTATAACTATACCTCCAGTTTGAGCAGTTGTATCATCTATACTCAATTCTGCATTATCTGCCGTATCTGTAAATGTAGCCATAAATATCCATACATTAGCATTTAATTGAACTGATGTAGGTTTAACATTGCTTACAACTCTAACATTAGTTATTGCAAAATATTGCCCTGCTACTGCTCCAAATGATGCCAAATCTGCACTTAATGGAGTAGTTGAACCACTTGTAATTGCATCATTCAAAGCATATTGTGTAGTGTTCGCAGGTCTTGTAAAATTTGCAGTTGCTTTAAAACAAACTGCTCCCGACCTACCAATAAAGTTATTTGATGCACCTAAACTCAATTGACCACTACTATTAACACCTTTTTCTAAAATCTCTGTAATTCTTGGAACACTCATTGTTTCACCTCTTTAGCGTTCATTTTCTGCTTTTTCAATGAAGATTTAGACTTAATTTCTTTAGTATCAACTTCAAGAATATCTTCCTTAATTTCCTCTTCAAATTTATAACCTAAAGATTTCATTAAATCAATTTTAAACCTGTCATCTTCATCAATAGAGCACTTTCCATTCTGAAACCTAACCAAAACTTCTTGATTTACCGGATTCAAAACAATCAAATTTTCTTTTTCACTTAAAAATATCATATATATTACCTCATTTATGCACCATTCCAAAGAGTATCTGAACCTTGTTTGTCTTTTTCATAATGCTGATCTGCTGACTTCAACCATACAGATGATCCGAATGTATCCTCTGAGTGTGTTGGATCTCTAAATATTCTACACATAAACATGCTTGATTTAGTTTTACCAGTTCCAGTAATTGATCCAAAGTCAAGTATATGATTATTTTTTATACCGTCATTTGATGGAATAGTTATTTTTTTATAAATAGTTGTTGGAGTTACTGATCCAACTTCATTAATATTAGTCCATGTATATTCTAAGCCAAATCTTATATCTCCACCAGTAACATCGTTTGGAATATATAAGTGTAAATGTGTATCAATACTACTATCAGCTTTTCTTTTATGACTATGTTGAAATCCCATGTTAATTTCTTTCATTAAAGATGATCCAACAAATTCATATGCTTTTAATCCACCATTATAAACTGTAAATGAAGGTACATTAGAACCACTAGTACTAACAGTAACGCTTGAAGGTAGTAAGTCATCATAAGTTGTAGCAGTTCCAACATTAATTAATAATCCAGAACCATTAAAATATGAATAATTTCCAGTTGATACACTTCCAAACATGTAGGGTATCTCCCTGACATTAACTAGTATCCATCCATCGGAAACATGTTCTTTAACGACTATACCTATCCAGAACCGTCTATAACCATCCACTGGTTGAGTACTTGACCATGTTCCATTTGTTGAAGCATACAAACGTGTTCCTTCTACAATTCCTTGTGTGTTAAGTCCTCTAACAAGTCCAAATGTACATACATAACCATATTCATTAATGCCAATATTTTCAGTTGCAAGACCTAAAACACAGTCAATGGTTAAATCTGTTGAATCAACCAACTCAATTTTAGGTCTATTACCAGTTGCACCAGCAACATGAACTACTTTACCATTTGAAATAATACTTCCTGTTTTATTTACAGCTCTTATAAGTATTTCTTGACCAACTTGCATTGTTACATCTGAATTTAACTTTACTGACAAAGTTCCATTATCTGAATCAAAGTATGTATTACCAATCGTTGAAGCATCCGAGTTAATTGGACTTTGAGCAAAGTTAATATAGTCAAATGTTTTAGACTCTTCTAATAAATCTAATAACTCTTTTATTTTTGGAGCAACTCCAATATATTCATCGAAAGCCATTTAAGCACTTCCTTTATATCCTTATTAACGTCTAGAATGTTAATGATGATCTTTAATATTATCCGAATGTTTCAACACTTGTTTTAGCACCAATGGTATATCCAAGTATTGTAGCTTCGGCAACTGTTAAAGTATCAGTTTCGGTAGCTAGCCATGCATGAGCCGAACCACTAACTACAACATTAGCAACTCCATCTACAAATGTAAGTGTTGTTGAAGGTATAGTAGCTGTACCAGCTGAACTAGTATCTGCAATAGATACTCCAGATGTTACAGCTTTATTAAACCAATTATGAATTAATCCATCAGCACTTTTCAAATATACTTTTACATTTCTTGTCCAAGCACTAGTTGTTGGAGCTGTTGGAGTTACTGCTGATGGTGAGCACTCGAATACTATATCTCCAGCTAATGCCTTAAATACTTGATTAAGTTCTCTTCTTAATTCTGGTTGAAAACCTATGTTATCCATATATATAAACCCTCTTTTCGTCATTATAATTATAGTGAGATATAATGCATATAAGCAGTTACACCCCACTATTTTATTGATATATAATATAAATATCTATTAAGAATTCTTTAATCCAGTAATTGAACCGTGGAATTCTTCTGGACCATAATCTAATCCAATTTGTGAATAGATTTGACCACTAGTAGCGGCACCAACTTTAGCTAACATTTCATCAACGATAACTAATCCATCAACTGGACAAATCATTGGTTTACACACTGATAAATCAGCAACATATAATTCATCTGTAGGCATATATGGACAATACATAATTCCAATTTTTCCATATGGTGTTACGATTTGTTCAATAGATACTCCTCCAATATTTCTATCCATTGGAGCATATCCATAAATATCAGATATTTTATTCAATTGATATGAATTACATAATACCATTGGATTTGTAAATACTGCACCGTTACCAGCCATAGTCATCAATAAAGTATCAATCATTGATTTAGTTAAAGCAGCTGAACTTGCAGCAACTGTATTAGTAGCGATAGCATACTTTAATCCTCTAGATTTAGCAGCAGTAGATGAGTTAGAAGCCGCTTGATAAGCACCTTGTAAAAATGTAAACTCAACATCAATTGCTAACTGTTGTAATGCACCATTTCTTTGGAATGATACTTCATCAACTACAACAACTTCACCAGTTTGACTTAATCCACTGATATCATTAAAAGTTGATTTCTTAGCATAAGTAACACTATATTGTTTGTGGAATATTTGAACTGTGTTAGTATCTTGAGCTCTAGTATAAGATACTGCTGTTGGAGCTGTAATACTTGTAGCTTCTGAGATTGCTGGTTGAGATGCACTTGCTAAACTCCAAGGTTGAGCAACTGGAAATGCAAAAGCATTACAAATCTTTGTATTCTCTAAACCTCCAATAGCATTTAAGAAAGGTGTTTTGTTAGCACCAATTCTATATAACATTCCTAAATAATTTAAATCTTCTCTATCTGTATAAGCCATAACGATCTATCTCCTTATAAATTTATTTTTCAATTGATTTTATTTGATTTTGAATAGACAACATTTCAATAGTGTTGCCTGCTTTTTCAGCATTGTTATATCTTTCAACTAATTGTTGTTTCTTACTAACAACGCTAGGTCTTTCACCTAAATCATTTATTTTAATAGGTTCAACTTGTGATTGTTGAAACATATTCGAATACTTGTCTTTTATACCAGCAATATCGAATTGAGCTTTACCATCAACTACATTAACAGCATCTAAATCTATTTGAGTTAATAGTAAGTCTGGATAAATAGCCTTTTCATTTAATAACATTTCTTTTAAAGTATTCTTTTTGATAATGTTATTGATCTCTTTATCTTTGCTTTCTATATCTTTGTTGTGCTTTTCTTGTAAAGCATTAAATTGAGCCTTTAGTTCATTGTTGCTACCAATAATACTTTCAACATCTTTTGCATTAGTTTCAAAATGAGTAATCTTTTCTTTTAGAACCTTATTTTCTTCATTTACATTATTGAACTTACCTATTGGTATGTATGACCCATCATTTGGCAGTACTTTTATATCTCCAAGTAATTCAATAACTTTGTTATAAGAATCCTCATTTAATTTATTCTTTAAAAATTCCATTTCAATATATCTCCCTTGTTAGTTTTTAAAGTGTAACCCTCCACCTCAAGTCAATTTTGAATAGATTTGAAACTACTAAGAGTCATTGTTTATAATGTTTAGGTAATTACAACTTGAAATAAATAAAAGGCTTCAATAGCCCTTTAAACGTCAAATAGACCTATATAATAAGTCTATTAATATTGATATATAATTAAGTTAAATATATATAAAAAATATGCCTAATTTATATGGATTTTTAATGATTTATCCTCATTTGAAACCATTACAAACAGTACATTGTAGACACGCATATTTTTCAATATTGCCATATCTGATATATATTTAGATTATCGAGCATTTACAGACAAGTTATAGAATTTAGCCTACAAGTGTATGACTTTTCTCACAGATTGGCTACAAATACTCAACAGCACCATTGATATCACTACGTTTCAAGGATTTTGATATTGTTTCGCCCAGTCTTTATATTTTGAGTATTTTATTATATCTTTAGATATATTATCTTTTCTTTCTTTGAAGTTAACATTAACCATACTAGCTATAGTTGTACATCTACAATTTATATCTAATGAAGCAACTCCAAAATTAGATGGTGATTTAGTCTTATGACCATTGTAATGAAAGTAACCTTTATCATCTGATATTTGACCATCTAGTTTTTTATGTGCATCTCTAGTTCTATTATCTAATGTGGCTAACCATACTTTTTTGAATTGTATTCCTAGATTCTCGGCTTCTTCATATGATCTTTCAATACCTTTGTTTCGAATTCTATTGATTTCAGTTCTTGAGATTTTCATACTTTGATTTCTAGAAATATTTAATATATTACTAACTTCTTTAGATAACTTTTTTAAGTCTGAACCTTTAATAATGTTCTGTATTATTGATTGCTTGATCCTAAGCAGAGAATTTGATTTATTTTTTATAATTCTATCTTTAATATATAAACTCGATATTGGTTGTTTTATAGCTTCTTCAACTTGTTCTAAAGGTATTTGATTGAATACCAAGTCTATGTTTGCACCGTTGAGCATATTAAACATACTTAACATATATGAATTGTAGTATACTTTTATTAATGTGTTATAAATTGAGGTGTATTCCTCGGAAAAATAACTATCTAATATAGCTTTGATTTTACTTTCTATCATCACAAATCTATTATTAATTAGAATATCGTTATAAATGACTACTCCATCTTTTGCAAAAAAAATAAATATACCAGCTATCAACTGATATATTTTAGTATTCATTTCTTCATATCTCTTAATTATTTCCTGTTCAGAGTATTTATAGTATAGATCTATATTTTCATTTGAATATATATCCATTCAACTACATCACCCTTTCAATATTTAATTTAATTAGTCTAAATATAATTTCCAGTTTTAAAGCACTAAAATATATATGCTTTTATTGTGAATGTAACACAAGTACATTCTGTCACATTCGTTTTGTGAGTATTAGTGGCTTTGAGTACATTTACCAATTTTGACCCTCGCTTTAAAAGTTATAGTGGTATCATAATTTACAGTTTTGGAAATCATCTACTAATAAATACATGGAAAATATATAATTTATTTATAAGAATTTTTTTAATTGGAAATAGATTTTATTCTTTTACATTTTCGTTTTTATCAATGCTTTTTACATCATCTAAATTCTTTTCATCATCTGACGTATTATTAGTATCAATAGACTTATCAAAATATACGTCACTCTTTAATTCCTCTTCATAATCCATTTGAGTCATTTCTTCATCTATGTTAGTAACCCATGGATGATTAGATATAATAGTTTTATCAGATATGATTCCTTTAGACTTCATACACATATCAACTATTTCAAGGTTATTAATAACTAAACTTCTATTATATATAACTTCGATTGCTTTAATGTCATCTTGTGGTTTATTATTAAACTTCAAATATTCATTAGCAAACCAAAATACTTTATTTAAGAATTTAGTAACGTTTGCTTCAAAATCATTTGCTTTCAAATCTAATGCCGCATATCTATTAAGTATTACTACATTAGTAATATTGCCATCTCCAACTTTATTAATATCAACACCTTGACCGAATTCAAAGATGCTATCTCTTAAAGTATTCTTTAATCTATCTCTAGCTTCAAAAGGTATATCATTCTTCATATACTCTACATTACCATTTTCATCTAAAGGAATTACTTTATACTTCTTAACATATTCCATAAACTCATCTAATCTATCAGTCATTCCACCATAATTTATTAATTTCATTATAGCTTCTTGGAAATCCTCAATATTGTTTGCAAAATCAGATATTGTAATATCATAACAATCTATGAATGCTTTAATAGGTACTAGATCGGTCAATGCTTCTTTATTATTATATAGTGGTATAAATGGTACTCTACCCCAACTATGTCCCTCAGTTGACACTAATTCACCTAATGAATAGTTATTAACATTCCAATGATATGATGGGTTAACACTTATCAATGAATCAAATATAAAATTACCTTGAATATCTTGTTCATAAAAAGTAACTGTTTTAGCATCCCAAACCTCAACTTTATATCTATTAATCTTGTTTCCATTAGTATCTACTATTGAAAATGAATAATATCTAATTACTTGCATTAAAGTATCTTGATATCTCGAATCATATATTGGGATGATCTCTTCCGAATCTATAACTAAAGTATCTAATTCATTATTATTGTTTATAAATATATGTAACCATCCGATAGCTTTTTTACAACTCTCTTTGGCAACATCTCTAATGAAATCATTGATATTAATTACTTTAGATATATTATTAGCATTAGTTAATATAACTGGTTTCGAAAAGGAGTAATTAACTTTTTGATCTATTAATGTCTTTAAGAATCCATGAGGTAATTTATTGTTTGATCTCCACTCATCTTTGATATTTCTACCATTAGTAAAGTATTCGAAGTTTCTTTCATGAATAATTGTATTATTTGAACAATAATACTTCTCTCCATCATCCATATTAATTTTCGATTGTGAAGCCGAATCGCTTTTTATAATTTCTGATATTATATCTGAATTACTTATTGTCTTTATAGAACTCAATTTAGCTTTTAAAAGATCTAAATCATATATGTACATTATATCCCTGCCTTTCTATCTTTTAGATCCAACATATACTAATTTTATAGTTAGTCCACCAGATACTTTTATTTCAGAATCTATTGGAATACAAGCATTCTTATATTCTTTTATATAATCTTCGGAATTAGTACCCATCATTTCTATAAAAGATTTACATTCAACTACTCCATCACCTTTAGTTGCAATTACATTATAATATCCAGGTGTTAAGTCTTTACCAGATATATATTGACCATCTGACAAAGTTATATCATCTACTTTTATTTGAGTTTCTTCTACATTAGTTGTTATATTTTTAGTAGTTATTACTTCACCTTTATATTCATAATTTCTATCTTTGTTAATACATGAATATAAAGTCGAAAATACAATTATTGCTATAAAGAATGTTATACATCCTTTTATTATTTTCATTGTTTCACCTCATAAAATTCATTGATCGCTTGAACACAATAGTATTGATAAAATACCTTTCTTCATCTTTAGTGTGGTCATGTACCTTTAAAGGCTTATCATCACCTTTATTGCTTGCTTTTTCATCCCAACAATATGATGAGAATTCTTTAAAACTATTAACACAACAATCATTAAATAAAAGTAACCCATCATTTAAAACTGATGAGTAGTTCTTTATACCTTCTAATACATTATTGTTAGCCTTAATAATCTTTGAAATTTGCCTTTGCTTTAACTCAGCTATGAAACTTGATGCTGATGGATCTATTATTATAGCTCTTATAGGTCTATTCTTAATAAAATCAATCATGTCATTAGCATATTCTTTATCAGTCTTTTGGACTTCAGAATCTCTACCACTAAAATAATATTCATCTATCTTGTAATATTTATTGTTATATTTACCATATAGACCAAATGCACATGGATTATAAGTGCCATAGTCAACAGATACATAATACTCGGTATATGCCCTATCTTCGGTATTAACAACATGTTTTTCATATGAAAACATATCATATATAATTCCATCGGCTATAACCCATAATCCTAGTATAAATCGCTTATAGAATAATCCACTATATCTATTTTGATATCTTTGTTTTATAGACTCTGACAATGTTAGATTATCATTCATAGTAAAATGAAGTTTCAACATATTCTTTTCAGTACATTTATCAATCCAATTTACTTTAAACCAATGTTGTGGAGAATCTGGATTGCAGTTAAACCAAAATTTACTTCCATCAATTGAACATCTACCAGTTGCTTGGTTTACAAATGATTCTGGCATCAATGCAACTTCATCAAACAATATTCCTGCTAATGTTAAGCCTTGGATTAGATCTTGCGAACTCTCATCTTTACCACCAAATAAGAAGAATTTATTGGTTACACTACCTTTTGATATTGTTATCAAGTTTTCAGTCTTTACTTCATATATTTCATAACCTAAACTAATTAATGCTTGTTTAAGCCACATCCACACATTTCGCCTAAATGATCCAATTGTTTTTCCACACATTGCGAATAGTTCATTGTTAAAGCTCGACATTGCCCAAATAACAAATGATGTTGCTAATGATAGTGTTTTGCCACTTCTAATAGCTCCATCAGCTATAATTCCATCATAACTAGTACATAACCACCAGTTTAATACTTTCATTTGTTTATTTGAGAATTGTTTGAATTTAAAATTACTTTTATGACTTATAGATCTTTTATTCAATCTTCATCCCTCTCATTTTCATCATTCCATACGTTTAAAGTTTGCTTTAATGCATCAACGAAACCGCTATCATTATCTTCATTTTCAGTTTTAATCAACCCAAGTTTAATCTTTTCCAACATTAGCTTTTCTTTTTCAATAACTAATCTTTCTGCTTCCATATTAGACTTTATGATCTCTAATTCCAATCGTTTTAGTTGGATATCATTATAATAAGCTGTCTTTAATACTGATACACTTAAATCTTTTAATTTACTAACATTGATCTGCTTGATATCTTTTTCATCACCATATGCACTAAGAAATTTATTGAGTTCATTCTCTAAAACATAATTAGTTGTATTCAATATGTTTCTTGATATTTCATCTATAGTAGAGTTTCTCTTGGAAATCTTTGCAAGACCACTATTCTCTAGACTTTCAGATTTTGTAAATTCTTCTAACTTCGATGTTCCATTTGATATGTCTTTTTTGATATTATCTCTCATAAAGTATGTACTTCTAATTGAAGCGTATGTTTTATAATTAAGACCTTCTTGTTTACAAAAATCCTTCATAGTCATATTGCTTGCTATTTGTTTCTTTACTATCTCATCCCATTCTTTTTCTGTTTTATATACTTTCATTAGTTCACCACCTTTAATACAACTTATATATTTAATAAAGCATGCATAGTATATATACATACTCTATAAGTATACAAATAATTTAATTTGCATTTAATAATTTATGTAATTTAGACTTTTCTTTTAATATATTTATATTGTTTAATATTTCAACACTTTCAGCTACACAAAAGAAAAATAATGTTGCGAATTTAAATATTGAATCTCCAATAAAATAATAATCAATTGCACTACCTATAATGACCAATGTCAACATGCTAATTCTTACTAATATTGTTTGTAACACAAAGTTTACACTAACGATTTTGATTTTATATGATACAATACATTTTGTAATTAGATTTACTAACATTAACAAAATTAATACATATAATGCAGTTTCAATTCCTTTAATTAAAATAATTAATGTTGATGCAAATGACACGGATATGATTTTTAAATTCATATTTTAATATCTCCCTTCTTTAAAAATAAATAAAAAAAAATTAGACTCTCATAATTTACATGAGAGTCTATTATCGTATTAAAATAAAGGCAGGTTTATTATCTATAATATTAGGTATAGTAGTATGAAAAAATACTACTATTTTATGTCTTGTATTATGTTTATTAATTATCTAAGTGATCGAAAAATTTCTAAGTGATATTTCTAAGTGACTCAAAATCCTAAGTGATTATTCCTAAGTGAAAATTTATTTTCTAAGTGAACCTAAGTGATTTTCTAAGTGAATAATTTTCTAAGTGATAATTTTCTACGTCGCAGAAAGTGAATTTCTAAGTGATTTTTATATAATATTTCTAAGTGAAACACCTACGTCTTAATTGATATGACTGTGTTTCAGTATTTTCTACGTCGCAGCTTTTTCTAAGTGATATTTTCTAGGTGATTTTCTAAGTGGTATAAGTGATGATTTCTAAGTGATAAACTTTTCTAAGTGTCACTTAGTAATTTTCTAAGTGATTTTCTAAGTGACACCACTTAGCTTTTCTAGGTGATATTTTCCTAAGTGACATCACATGATTTTCACTTAAAAAATGACAAAAAAAATATAGAGAGGCTTTTGACCTCTCCATTATTATAATTCTTTTACAAATATGCTTTTATTTCTTTTAGTTGGATGTTTCATTACTACTCCCAAACTTTCCAAGTATCCATATATCTTCTTGCCTTTGTGTTCAGTTATACATATTGCATTCGATATTTTAGTAGTGCCTAAACATTCATTTTCATTGTTCAAATTATTAATCATATAGTTATAATATTCCTTTAAAGATTTATCATCTATGTTTGAATCTTTAAACATATCACTTTTTACAATATCGGTTTGATTTACTTTAATTGGTTTTTCTGCTTTCTTTATATATGCCATTGCTGGTTTCAAATCTTCATCACTTATTATTATTTCATTTGAATCATACTTTTTAGAATCTGATTCTATCTGACTATTAATATAGTTTTCATTATCAATAAACACTTCTGATTTATAATACTTTACTTTAGTGATTTCTTGTTTAGGTCTAGATATTATACAAACTAATAAAAATACTGCTTCGAATAACCAATAAAATCCTTTAGTTGCAATCTCTGCGTTTGAACCAAAAGCATAATCATAAGCCGATTTTTTTTTCAATGAACTATCTGGATTTATTATTTTAGTATTTAGATTGCTTAAATCTGTTTGTAGTTTACCAATATCGTTGGATAAAGTATCTATTCTTGATTGTATTCCACTAGCCGAATTGTTACTTTCATTTAATTTATCTCTAGATTCTATTAATTTCTTCTTGTCATTTTCTAAAGTTGATATTTCTTTTCTCAATCCAGTTATTAAAGATCCAGTTTCTTTTAATCCAGAATTTTTATTAGCTGTTATTTGACTATTCAAACTTGATATTTTTGAATCCTTTTGTTTAACTTGAGAGTTTAAATCATCTCTCAATTTCTTATCCTCTGATGAACTATCTTTGTCACTAGTCATTGCCAATGCATAATTACTATTTTCAGTATCTAATAGTTTTGTTTTAGTATCTATTTGAGATTCAATCATTTTTTTTTCGCTTTCTAATGTCTTGTATTCTTTGGAATTTTGTATGCTCGATGTTTTACTATCTTGAACTTGTTTTAATGTATACCCAGCCATAGACATAGTTGAGTACCATAATAAAGCAATCCATACTGGTATGAATATTATCCTAGTAGGAATATTAAGCTTTTTAATTTCATTTTTAAAGTTAAATTGACCATGAATTATTCCTATTGGCAACAATGTCTGAATAATACCCAGACCAAAGGCTCTACTTATCTGAAAAGTTTTACCAAGGTAATCGTCTGATGTTTCTGCCCAAAAAGATATGTTTATAACCATCATTATAACTATTCCAATCCACTTTACAATTACCAATTGTAAACCATCCATATTTGAAAACTTATTCTTCAAATACTCTAATCTAGAAACTTCTACTTTATTCATTTTTAGACCACCTTTTAAATTATTTTTTTGAATGTTGTCTATACATAAATAAAGACATGTTATTTTATTAACACGTCATTTTATGACTTGTATACAAGATATTATATCACATTATTATATATTTGTATAGTACTCTTTGTTTGAGCAAAACTTATCGATTTCGCCTCTTAATGCTTCGCTTCTTGGAAATATACATATTTTTCTCAAATGATTATCTCTATGAGATATAGTATTAATTAATGGAAATCCTTTTAACATCAAGTACCCAGCTAATCTTAAATTGAAAATAGTAATTACTCTTGACTCACTCATAATGTTTTAATCTCCTTTAAGTATAATAGCTACCGATTCTTTTGAATATCAAATTGACTGATTCAAAATCAACCGCATTAGTCCAATTTAACCAATAGTTTTTATCATATATTATACCTTTTTCATAACAGAATTTCAATGTATCTTCGAAAGTATTTATGTTAATATTAGATGCCACAAATCTATTCATAACAGTTCTTACATATTCATAATTATATAATGTATTGTTCAACCAATAATTATTATCAGTTGTGAACAACTCTAAACATTTTAAGTATGAAACTATATCTTTAGGTCTATATGAACCTATTGGGTCATACTTTCTACCTTTTGAATCTAATTCATTGTGACCAATTATAGTTGAAGTATTTATTTCAAAGTTATGCATCTTTGAACAAGATTGAATCAAAGCATACAATGATAAGTATTGTTGCTTAGTTAAACTATTGCAACCCGAATTTACCATCTCTATACCTATTAAATAGTTATTTGGATTCATCATACCATTATCAAAGTAAATCTCAGCTGTTGGAGCATTAACTACACCACAATGATAAGCAACATGATCTGAACTAACACAATAAAATACATCTCCATTTTTCTCAATAACATAATGAGATGAAACTTTTGATTCTGGATTCTTAAACCAGTTAACAGCATTATTGTATTTAGTATCAGCTGTTACATGTAAGCATATACCTACTTTAGTTGAATATTTTTTTCTATAATTACCTAATGGAATTTGATTTTTAATATCGTATATCATATTTTATACAATCCTTTCTAAATAAAAAATTTTAGGCATTACATAAATTAATATGAATGCCTATTTTATAAATTAACCTGCATTTTCTAGAATTTCCTTATCAACAATAACATGCATTTGAGATTTAGCTTTTAGATAAGCATCCCTAGCTTCATTTTCAGTATTGAAGTATCCTAAGAACTTTAATTTATTATTTAATCTTATTTGAGCTTTATATTGGTTTCCAACTTTTGTATAACCTTTTACATCTCTTCTATTAAAACAATTTTCTTGTTGAGTAACCATTCTTATGTTTTCATTTGTATTATTTAATCCATTTCCATTAATATGATCAATGCATAAATCTGATTCATTCAAGCATAATAAGAATCTATGTAAGTATAATTTGAATTTCTTACCACTACTATAGATAGTTGCATATGCATATTCAATGTTTGAATTTATTCTTTGGTGTCGCCATTCAACATCAAAGTTTATTAATAATCCTAACTTATCAATACTAACAGTTGTATAAAATGTATCACCATTATATTTGTTTAATTGTATAATTATTTCATTACCGTTTATTTCATATTTATTTTTCATAATAAATACCTCCATTTTAATATATGTGTTATTCAACCCTTACATATATTAAGGAGTCCCGTTGTTAGTAAACACGCCACTTTTATGTATATTTTATATATAATTAATAGTAAAGTAAATGTTATTGATTGGCTTAATATTTACTTTGATTTATTTACCGAGTTTATTTACTTTGAGAATATTGATTTTATGTTTAGATTATATTTATTAGAAATGGTAAAGAAAACGATCGTTTATTTTACTTTAGATTAGAAATTAAAAAATCGTATGCAAGATATATAATATATGTGATATAATAGTTTTTGCAGTCAATAACAGGCGTACTTATAAAATATCTATTCCTAATATAGTAGAAGCAATAATTTATTGGAGGATATTAAAATGAAATATATATCTATAAATATTAAAAACAGATTAAAATACAATAAAATGAAAATAAAGGATCTAGAGTCTATACTTGGTATTAAGAATAGAACTTTATCAAGATACATAAATGGACATGTTATATTTAAATTAGAACATATTATAAAACTATCAGAAGTTTTCAATTGTTCAATAGATTCATTGGTAAAAAAAGGAGATGATTGATATGATTCAAAAAGAATTTATACAAATATATTCAATGAAATTAGCTGGCATACTTATGATATATGGTCACCAGCTTAAAAGAATGGAACATAATCCACAAAAATTTGGTTATAAGACTTATATCTTTAAAAATACTCCAGCACTTATACAAACTATTGCAGATTATAAAAAGAAACTTATAGATTATAAAACTGAATTAAATCAAGTATATAAGTAATGATTATTTAGGAGTTGACGCAAATGAAAATTAATTGCTTAACATGTAGTCATGGTAATCATGATTGTACTAAAAGAGATACTAGATTAGAAAATATAGAATGTGATAATTATCGACAAGTTAGGTATGAAACTATTCCAATTAAACTTAAAAATGGTAATACTAGTTATAGATTTATAGAGTTTGAAAATTAAAAAAGTGAAAAATTGATGAATTTCCCAGACTCCTATATATAGTAGGCTATATTATATAGGAGTAGGGAGAATTCATCAAAAATGATGTAAAAATAAATATTTACATAAAAGATTATATTTTATACAAAGGAGTGACTAATATTATGCAAAAAAAATACATTGCTATTTATTCAAAAAAATTGGCTGGCTTATTAATGGTTAATGGTCATCCATTAAAAAATATAGCAATTAACCCAAAAATGTATGGTGTTGACATATACATATTTAAGAATACTGAATTGCTTAGAGAGATTATGGAAAAATATAATAAAAAGAAGTTTGATTATAGATTAAAAGCTAATATATAATTCTCAGATGCCAAAATTGAAGATTTTCCGATACCGCTATATATAGTAGACTATATTATATAGGAGTACCCGAAAATCTTCAAAATTTGAATCTGAGAATATATATATGAAAATATTTATATATATTTAGAAAATAATTGCGTGTTTTATCCTCCATACATTCCTTATATAGTGTAGGGAATAAAAATAAAATATATGGAGGTTTCATTATGAAACATATTGGTAAAAAAATCAAAGCTAAATTAAGAGCAAACAAAATTAAGATTAAAACTTTGTTACCACTTTTAGGAATCAAAGAAAGGCAACTTTCAAATTGTATGAATAACCATGCAGAATTTAAATTAAGAGATATAGTAATAATAGCAGGATTATTAAATTGCACAGTCGATGAACTAATTAATGAAATGGAGGGTTAAACATATGAAAAACTTACAAATTAAGTGTTCTTTGGACACTGTAAAATACGAAAGTAAACCATGTTCAAATGATATAATGAAGATTAATCAAAGAATGGCTCAAAATTCTAATGATTATAGTAAATATTCATTACCATATAATAAATTACCAGAATTGATTGGTGAAAAAGGACATACATTTTGCGGTGCAATATTTAATGGTGCTAAACAAGTAGTTAACTTCAAAGCACAACAAATGTTTGGATTAGATTTCGATAATGGAATAACATTTGATGAAGTTGTAAAAAGATGTGAAAAGTATGATTTACCAATATCATTTGCATATGAAACTTTTAGTTCTGTTAATTGTAGTAAGTTTAGAGTAGTAATGTTACATTCATTCAATATTATAGATACTCAAGTTGCATCATTAATTCAATTAGCTTTAATGACAATATTTCCAGAATGCGATAAAGCCTGTAAAGATGTATCAAGATTATTCTTTGGTGGTAATAAGAAATGTATATATGTAAATGAAGATATTGATAATGCATGTTTTACAGTTGATAAGTTGATGTTTAGTTTATACTCATACTTAAGATATTCAGATGAAGTAAATCTTGCTAGAAATATAAAAAACTTTGCTTCAAATACTGGTATAGAGTTAATTAACAATATGCCATTTATAAGTATTGTTGGAGATAATGAAGTTATAGAATCAAATGAAGATCCGTCAAAAACTACTTATGTATATGAGTGCGACGATTTGAATTATATTATAACAATGTCTAATAATGTATCAAAAGGATGCAAAAATTTAAATAATCCAAAATATGATTATAGTAATACTAAAATGAATTTTGATAATATCCAAAAATTTAACTTCAAAACATTATCTGAGAAATGTAAATTATTTAATGAATTTGAAAATGGTTCAGAGTGGTTATATCATCAAGAATTATTTGGATTGGCTCAAAACCTTTGTTGCATAAAAGGCGGTAAAGAATTATTCTTAAATATATTATATAGTGATAAAAATTCAGAATATCCAAGTTATAGAGATAAGAATTGGAATTACTATACTGATTATGTAAGAAAGAACTATAATCCATGTAGATGCGATGGATTTTGCAAATATAAAGATACTTGTAGCCATGGTAAAAATTTAATCGGTCAAGTATATCAATCAAACAATACTATCGAAGTAGTATCTAAAGTTGAAACTATTACATTAGAAGAAACTGAAAAGAGATTAGTTGAAGCTTTCAACACTATAAGAAATGGTGAAAAAGGAAAAGTGTATTGTTTAAAATCTAGCGTTGGAGTTGGCAAAACTCACCAAATGATTGAGCTTGGTAAAAATAAAAATATAATGTATGCATTACCTACACATAAATTAAAAGATGAAGTTTATAATAGAGCAATTGAAAATGGATTGGATATCAAATCTACTCCAATGATACCAATATTAGAAGATTTAGAATTGAGTTCAAAAGTAAATAAATTTTATAACAATGGAAATTTCAAGTTGGCTAGAAACGAAATGTATAAATATGTACAAAACCACAACAATGATGATGCAAAAAAAATAAATGAATACTTTGCTAATGAAGAAGATGCTTTGAACTTTAAGGGTTCATTGGCAACTACACATAAGAAAGCAGTTCATTTAGAAAACGTTTACCAAGATATAGTTATATACGACGAAGATATAACTAACTCAGTTATAGAAATTAAAAGCATTTCTATAAAAAATTTAATTGACTTACAAGATAGAATTTCTTTTAGTAATAACGATGAATCAATACAATTTGCCAACGAATTGATTCAAATAATTAACAATAGCGATGTTTATACTACTTGTACATTAGATGTAGACTCTAAGAAATTAAAATCTTTCATCAAATTAAATAATAGTACTTTAAACTTTTCAGTAGATTCACCAATATTAGGCTTTTTAAATGCTGACTTTTTCATCAAAGTACCAATTGTATCAGAAGATGAAACAACTTATGCTATTTATTTTGTTGAAAAGTTCGAATTAAATAAGTCTGTTATCAATGTTATTCTATCTGCTACTTTAGATTATAATATATGTAATAAGCTTTTTCAAGACCGTTTAGTTTGGATAGATATTGGTGAAACTGAAAATGCTGGTAATCTATACCAAGATATTAGTTATTCTTGCAGTAGAAGTAGTTTATCAAATAAAAGCACTGAGTCTAAAATTAAAGAATTCATAAAATCAAAAGAAATTGATAATGTAATAACTTTTAAAGCATCTGAATCAGAATACAATGCATCATTACACTTTGGAAATGTTGAAGGCTTCGACTTCATGAGTGGTAAAGACTTAGTTGTAGTAGGTACTCCACATTATTCAAACATTAAGTATTTATTATTAGCATCTGCTTTAGGTTATAAAGTAAATTCAAATAATACAGAGTTTAAACCTCAAAACGTTGAATACAATGGATTCAAGTTTAAGTTTAATACTTTTAGTGATGTTACTTTAAGACAAATACAATTATGGACTATAGAATCAGAGTTGGTTCAATCTATTGGTAGAGCTAGATTAACTAGAAATGATTGCAATGTTTACTTATTGTCTAACTTTCCATTAAAGCAGGCTTCATTCATTAAAGAAGTTTCTAAAATAGAAGTTGTTGAAAAGGTTGAAGATATAATTAAAGAAATTCCAGAACAAGAAGTGTTTGAATATGTATATGCTGATATTGAAGATATTATAAAAGAAATTGATATTATGGAACATCAAGTTATAGAAATGTTAATAAACGATGGAGTATATTTTGATATATTTGAAGTTGATTGCAATGAAAATTTTTTTAGAGCATCATAACTTATATTTAGTAAAACTTGTATGATTATTTATGTTTACATATTATATGTTTACATTATGTATCTTATATAATTGTACAAGTTTACAATGTAAACATACTATTTTCAATTTATAAAGATCAAAAGTCAAATATCTATATTCCGTCAAACGCAGTCATATCAATAGACTTGTTGACCATTTGTAGACAATCTGTACAAATTGACCTACACATATATAACTTTTATTATAAGTTGTCTGTAGATGCTCGATATTATAAAACAATAAGAATTAATTGACATTTGCACTCATATATAATATAGAATAAGTATTAAAGTAAATATACTATATCATTACTTATAATTACATAATTGGAATATCGCAAGCCATAATATTATAGTAATTGGTCAATAATAATTGGTAAATGGCTAGAACTCGCTAATAGCTTAATAGCTTATTACACGAAATAATTATTTCGTTCAATTAGAATTATTATGAATATTTATTTACAAATATTGTAGTGCTTATGAATAAAAAAAATGGTTAGTATTCTTAATAAAGAAATTTAATGAAATCTTTAATATAAAAATACTAACCCAATATTAGAGAGATATTATATTTATATAAACATAATGATTTTACACATTATGATATATGCTTTATATATGGACAATATATCAGAATGCTGAATAATAAGTAGAAACACCGCTCGAATTATAATTGCCATTTGATATTATAAATCCATTTGTTGTAATTTCAGCACCATTCCAATTACCATTAATAGTTTTGACGCTACCGTCTGAATAATTATTCCATTCAATACCTTTTATACC